GCAATCCGACCATCGGCTCCCTGACCGACGCCACGATCATCTCGGGCTCGGGCCGCTTCCGGGCCCGATACACGGGCGGCGTCACCTGGATCGTGTACCGTCTGTCCTAGGCAATGGCCCTGATAGACGGCCTTCTGGCGAGGGGACTTAGTCACCCCCTCGCCATGCTGCTAACCAGCACCTTCGGCCCTCCCGTGCCTGTAGCATCGGGGGGAACCGGGGCCACTACGGCACAGGGCGCAACCCAGAACCTCGGAACGTGGTATGTTCTGGCGGCAAGCGGGGCGCAGGTGTCGAACACTGGCAACACGGCAGAGACGACGCTCGCCACGGTTACCGTCCCGGCCAACAGCCTTGGACCAAACGGTGCGCTTCGTGTCTATGCGATCTGGACCAACAACAACTCCGGGAACAACAAGACGTTCCGTCTCCGCTTCTCGGGCGCGGCGGGCACCCAGTTCCGGTCTAGGACGATGACGACGAACCTCACGACCCCCGAGTATGTCCTGATCCAGAACCGCAACGCCACCAACTCTCAGGTGGGCGGGGACGTGACGGGCGCGGCGGCAGGCTGGGCATCGGGCACAGGGCCCGTCATTACAGCGGCGGTCGATACCACGGCATCGTCAACGGTGGTCCTTACTGGCCAACTGGCCAACAGCGGCGATACGATCCGGCTTGAGCAATACGTTGTCGAGGTGATGTACCGCGCATGAGCACCGCCCTCGAAATCGCCAACGCCGTTGTCGCTGAACTCGGCCTTCCCGATGTTACGACGGTCTATGGCCCGACCGCCAACGCCACCGGCCGCCAGCTTGGCGCGCTGCTGAACCGCGTCTGCAAGGAACTCAACGCCGAGTATGACTGGACCCGCACCATGCGGGAGCAGACCTTTTACCTCGAAGCCCCCTTTACGCTGACGGGAGACGTGACCGAGGGCAGCAAGATCATTACCGGCCTGTCGAGCACGGCGGCGCTTTCCAACGCCTTCGCGCTCCAGAACGAGGACAGCACCTCGGAGTCCAACTTCCTCCAGTCCACGCGCGTTGATGAGGTGCTCTCGAGCACGTCGGTCCAGATGAACCAGGCGGCGGTGGCGACCGGGACTGCCGTCGATATTCAGTTCGTCAGGGACACGTACACCCTCGATAGCTCATTCGCCCGCTACATCTCGGATACGTGGTGGGACCGCACAAACAACTGGAGGCTCATCGGCCCGATCACGCCGCAGGTGAGCGAGTATCTCCGCTCGGGCATCGTCCAGACCGGCCCTCGCCGCAGGTGGCGGCAGGTTGGCCCCGGACCCTCGACGTGGCAGATTTGGCCTTCGCCGTTCTCCGCTGGCGATACCCCCGCAATTCTCGCCTTCGAGTACATCACGCTGGCCATCGCCACCGACCTGAGCGGCGACCCGGTCGATACGATGACGGCCGACACGGACACGCCTTCGTTCCCGGACCTTGTGACGACGCTGGGACTGAAAGCCTACTTCTGGCAGGTGAAGGGCTTCGACTGGATGCCCTTCTGGAAGATGTACGTCGAGGCGGCGCGCCGGGCCATGTCGCAGGATGGCGGCAAGGCTACCGTCCTCATCGGCTCGACCCGCTTCCGCGACGACCTCATCAGCATCGCCAATGTTCAGGACGGCAACTTCCCTGGCGCTGGCCTAAACGGGTGGTCGTAGCGTGCTCCTTTCGCTCCGCCAGAACGCCAGCCCCCGTCAACTGACCGTAGGCGTTAGCGCGGTGGCGGTGCCAACGGCCGGCTGGGATGCCATGTCCCCGCTGGCCAACATGGCCCCGGACAACGCCGTCACCCTCGAAAACTGGTTCCCGCAGCCGGGATGGATCGAACTCCGTCGCGGCTTCTCCCTGCATTCGTCCGTTGATGGCCCCGCCGTAACGAACGCGGTGGAGACGCTGATGACGTGGCAGGGGCCGGCGTCGGCGGACGTAGCCATGTTCGCCGGCATGGATGTCAGCCTGTGGGATGTGACGGACGAGGCGCAGGGCGTTGAAGTAGCGACGGTCGGCCCGTTTACCAACGTCCGCTTCCAGTACACCAACTTCACCACCACAGGGGGCAACTTCCTTTGGGCCTGCAATGGTGCAGAGGACCCCGTGTATTACGACGGGACGGTCTGGGCAGATGCCACGATAACCGGCGTCACCCCCGGCGACATCGCAGACGTTTGCGCCCATCGCTCCCGGCTCTGGCTGGCCTTGAAGGACAGCCTGACGGCGGCATACCTCCCGCTCGATAGCATCCAGGGCGCGGCAGTAGAGTTCGAGCTGGGCGGCTTGTTCGACCAGGGCGGCTACCTGCAGTCCATCGGCACGTGGTCGCAGGACGGCGGCAGCGGCCCCAATGACTACCTCGTCTTCGTCACATCGCGCGGCCAGGTGGCGGTCTACTCGATGGTCGATCCGACCGACCCGGACGGCTTCTTCCTCGTCGGCGTCTATTCCATCGGGACGCCGCTCGGTCGCCGCTGCCTTGAGATGATCGGCCCCGACCTCGCCGTTATCACGAACGATGGCGTCCAGAGCCTCGGACAGGTCATCAGCCTCGACAGGGCGGCGCAGGAGCGGGGGACCATCACGGCCCGCATCCAGCCCGCTATCAACCAGGCGGCCCGCATCACAGCGTCTTCGTTCGGCTGGCAGTTCATCTCCTATCCCAAGGGCACGTTCGCCCTGCTGAACGTGCCCATTGGTGGCGGGCTGTTCCAGCAGTACGTGATGAACACCCTGACCGGCGCATGGTGCCGCTTCACGGGCCAGAACGCCTATTGTTGGGCGCTCAAGGGGAACAACCTGTATTTCGGCGGGGACGGCCTTGTCCTCCATGCTGACAGCGCAGGCGGCGACTTCGGCGGCGTTGAGTTCGTCGCCACCCTCCGCACGGCCTTCAGCTACTACGGCAACCGGGGCCGGAAGAAGCGGTGGCCGATGGTCCAGCCGATCATCGACACGAACGCTGTCGTCATCCCGTCAATCGGCATGGACGTCGATTTCCGCCTGCAGCAGCAGGAGACAGACCCGCTTCCCATCGAGCCGGTATCCGGGGCGCTCTGGGGCACGGCAGTCTGGGGAACCGACCTCTGGGGCGGAACGTCGGTCGTGTTCGACGATTGGGTGTCAGTCGAGGCAATCGGCTACGCCGCCGCGGTTCATCTCCTCGTGGCCGTCAATGGCCAGCCGCTTGGGCAGGAACTCGTCACCAACGGCGACTTCTCAGCGTGGACGGGCGGCGATCCTGACACATGGACGGAGACGGGCGAGGCCGGCGGCAACTCCATCACGGATGACACGCCTGGCGCTTTGTTCGTCTCGGCTGACGGGGCGCTCCTGAGCCTTGAGCAGACCGTGGCCACCATGACGGCAGGGACGCAGTACTACATCTCGGTCACGTGCTCATCGGTCGTGACGGGCGGCTTTGCCTTTGGTACGAAGGCGGACGTTGGCAGTACGATCACCACGGCGGGAACGCATACCCGGACGGTGCTGGCTACGGCCGGCGATGGCCTCAAGGTCTATGTCCGCAATGCCACGTCCACCATCTCGACCTTCACGATCACCGATGTCTCGGTGAAGGAGCTGTTCAACGATGTGGACAACCCGACAAATGACACGACGATCACGCTCAAGCTGAATGCCCTGAACGTCACCCATGAAACGGGGCAGGTCATATGAGGATGGTCGTCGGCTCGGATGACACGGTCGCAGCCTATATCGCTGGCGCCACAGGCGACCAGATGCACCAGGCATTCCGCACTATCGGGGTTTACGACAATGCCGGATTGATCGGCGGCTATGCCGTTGACCACTGGACCGGCTTCGGAGCGGAAGTATCAGGGGCCGGGCGCGGTATCATGCTTCGCGCCGTAAGGCAGGCGCTCGGGGATTTGGTTTACGGCTATCTAGGCTGTCGACGCATGGGCATCACGGTTCGGAAGTCGAACAAGACGATGCGCCGGCTCGCCCCGCGGTTGGGCTTTGTTTATGAGGGAACGCTGCGCCGCTACTATGGTTCCGAGGACGGCTTGGTGTATAGTCTTTTGGCCGAAGAGGCCGTGAAACTTGGGCATTGGCAACCGCTGAAGAGGGCTGCATGACCGCTCCGTTTCGTCAGGACCCGCGTTACTGGCGCGACCGTGTGATCTCTGCCGTTCAGCCGATAACCCGTGACATCCTCACCAGCCGCGCGACGCGCTGGGAGCGCATAAACCGCATCAAGTCCGCGCTCGCTGCCATGAAGACCGCAGAGGAGGCGCGCGGCGTCTTCCTGCTGTCCGACGGCACTATCGTGCGCGAGGAGGCATAGCCATGGGTCCGAAGCCGCCCGATCCGGCGAAAACCGCCGCTGCCCAGACGCAGATGAACCAGCAGACGGCGCAGACCCAGTATCAACTGGGCGCGACGAATCAGGTCACGCCCGGCGGCTCCCTGTCCTATGAGCAGACCGGCACCTGGCCAGACGGCAGTCCCAAGTACACCGCTACCCAGTCACTCTCCGCTGCCAATCAGGGCCTCTACGACAGCCTCATCGGCGCGGCAGGAACAGCGGCAGGGAACATCAGCAACCCGATTGCCACGCCGCAGCTCCAGACCTCGCTCGACACCTCTAGCCTTTCTGCCCTCCCGACCACTAACGACTACAGCGCCGACCGGGGCCGTGTAGAGGATGCGATCTACGCCCGCCTCAACCCGCAGCTTGCGGCGGGGCGGACCTCTCGCGAGACGGACCTGTTCAACCGCGGCGTTCGTCCGGGAACGGAAGCCTACGACCGCGCCATGGGCCTCGTCGGCCAGCAGGAGAATGACGCCCGCCTGCAGACGATCCTTGCCGGTGGGCAGGAGCAGTCCCGCATGTTTGGGGACGCGCTCGCTGGGCGCCAGCAGGGATACAACGAGCTGCTTGCGGGCGGTCAGTTCGGCAACGACGCCAAGACGGGCATGTTCGGCATGGACCTTGCGGCGCGCTCGCAGCCTATCAACGAGATATCCAGCCTCATGTCTGGCTCTCAGGTCAACCAGCCGAACTACATCCCGACGCCGCAGCCGGGTGTGGCGGGCGTGGACTACGCCGGCCTTGTTCAGAACCAGTACGAACAGCAGCAGCAGCGCCGGCAGAACATCATGTCTGGCCTTTTTGGCCTCGGCGGCTCGCTGTTCGGCGCGGCAGGGCAGGCGGGCGGCTTCGGCGCTCTGTTCTCGGATGAGAGGTTGAAGGAGAACGTCCGCCGCGTTGGCCAGACCGACAGCGGCATTCCGATCTATACCTACAACTACGTGTGGGGCGGCCCGACCATGATGGGTGTCATGGCGCAGGATGCGCCGTCCGATGCGGTCGGCGTCCATGAGAGCGGCTTCTATACGGTTGATTACGGAAAGGTCCGCTGATGGCGCTCGGTGACGGCTCCATGGCGGGCCACCTTCGCTCCTACCTTCTCTCCCCGACCTTCGCGAACGTCGAGGGGATGACGCCGCAGGACGTGGACCGCCGCCGCGCGCTCTCGGAGGCGCTGCTTTCCAGCGGCACATCCAACGAACCAGTAACGTCCGTGTTCGGCGGCATCAACAAGATGCTGCAGGCGTACCTTGGCGGCAAGGGCATCTGGCGAGCCGAGAACACCGACATTGCCATCAGGGACCGTGAGGAGGCAGAAGCCGCCGCCGAGCGCGCCCGTCTTGAGCAGCAGCAACTCGCTGGCCTAAACACGATGATTAACTTTGGATGGCCTGAGCAGACTGGAACGGCGAGCGGGCCTGTAATGACGCCCGGAACGCCCGGATTTGACGGCGGGACTGCCATGCGGGCGGCTCGGGCCACGGCCGACGCGCCCCCGCCCCCCTCTGGGCAGCAGCAGGTTCCTGCATCGCAGCAGGAGTTCATCGACATGATGATGCCATACGCGATGGAGGCTTCCCAGCGTACCGGCATCGACCCGCGCATCATCATTGCCCAGTCGGCGCAGGAGACAGGCTGGGGCCAGCACGCCCCTGGCAACAACTACTTTGGCATCAAGAGCCACGGGCAGGCCGGTGGTAACTCGCTCTCGACCACGGAGTACGTCAACGGCGCTCCGGTCACCATCAACGACAGCTTCCGTGCCTACGGTTCGCCCGCTGAGAGCGTCGCCGGTTATGCCGACTTCATGCTTCAAAACGGACGGTATGAGCCGATGCGGACGGCGCAGGGTCTCGACGCCCAGTTAGCTGCCCTTGCGCAGTCTGGCTACGCTACCGATCCCGGCTATGCTAACTCGGTTGGCCAGATCGCGCGCGGGATCAATGTCCCTCAGTCTCCATCGGCAGAGACGCCCGCCGCGGACCCGACGCGCGCGTTTGTCGAGGCGCTTGTCGCCAACCCGGCAACCCGTGACGACGCCATACCGATCATCATGGCTCAGATCACCCGCCTTACCACGCCGGTCGCTCCTGCTGATCCTATCACCGTGGCTCAGAACACGGACGTTATCACGCCAGACGGACGGCTGATCTACTCTAACCGGCCTGAACCCGAACCCGCCTCGCCGGGGTTCCGCCTCGCTACCCCACAGGAGCGTGAGGCCGCCGGTTATGGGCCGAACGACCCTCCGCTGCAAGTCGGCCCCGACAATCGAATGTACGAACTCGGCGGCGGCCAGACTATCAATGTCGGCGGTCAGGAGGGCGCGATGGATGCCGCTCTTGGTCGCGTACTTGGTACGGATGTATTTGGCGCGATGATTACCGAGGGCGCTCAGGCGCAGCAGGATTATGCCCTCATTGATCGTCTCGGAACGCTCCTCGGCCAGACTGGCGGCGGCGTTCTCCCGGCTCTTTCGCAGGTCGCCGGTAATTTCGGCATCGATCTTGCGGGGATCACGGACGAGACGCAGGCGGCGCAGGCCATCATCAGCTACCTGACCCCGCGCCAGCGTGTGCCAGGGGCGGGCGCAACCTCGGACTTCGACGCCCGCATGTTCGCCGCATCTCTCCCGCGCCTCATCAACCAGCCGGGCGCGAATGAGATCATCCTGAACACCATGCGCGGCATGGCCCAGCACAAGATGGCTCTCGGGGATATCGCCATGCGCGTTGCCCTCCCGGAAGGCGACCCGCAGCGGCTTACGACCGCACAGGCATTCGAGGCTATGCGGGCGCTTCCCGACCCGTTCGCGGCGTTCAAGGCGTCGGGTCTGGCAGAGCCTATCGCCCCCGCCGCTGCCCCCGCCACGGGTGCGGCGCTGCCCGGCACCGGAACCACGATGGAGCAGCGCCTTACCCCCCAGACGGCTCCAGCCGCTATACCGCCCCCGCCTGCCGGTATCGACCCCGCCGAATGGCCGGCGCTTTGGCAGAACATGACCCCCGCTGACCGGGCGCTGTTCCAATGACGCCGGAAGAACTCGCCCGCGCCAGGGCCATCGCGATTGCGCGCGCGCGCATGGCAACAACCGCGCAGCCGGCTGGTGATCTCGCAACGCTGTTCGGTCCCGCGCCGACGCGCGAGCAGATGCTTGAGGCCCTGCCGGACTACAACGTCACGCCGGCACAGTTGAGCCCGAACCGGGGCCTCCCTTCGGACTTCACGCCATACACGCAGAACGACCCAGGCACTCACTTCCTTCCCGGCGATCCGCGCGATCCCACGCCTTCGCTCGTCCGTGACCCGCAGTTGAACCGAGGACAGGGTAACGCGCTCATCAACAGCGCGACGCTCAACTTCGGGGATGAACTCGCTGGCCTCATTGGCGGCATCGGCGGGGCATTCGACCCGAACCGGACGTTTGGCGAAGGCTACAACCAGAGCCGCGACGCCTTCAACGCCGATCTCGCCTACGCCCAGCAGCAAGACCCGAATGGCGTGTTCTTTGGGACCCTGATGGGCGGACTGGCCGCGCCTGCGGCACTCGCTGGCCGAGGCATCAGCTTCCTCAACGGCGCGCGTCCCACGGTCGGTTCCATTATGAGCCGGACGGCTGCGGAGGGCACTGCATACGGCGCGCTGGCCGGGGCTGGCGGCGGCGACACGATGGAAGAGCGTCTGAGGGGTGCCGGTATTGGAGCCGTAGCTGGCGGCGCAACTGGCGCGGCCGCGGGTGGCCTCGTCGGGCGTAGCGTTGTCCGGTCGGTTGATAACGCGATCCCCACCGCAGCGCAGAGCGGAGCGGCTGCAAACGCCGCCTACAGCGCAGGACGAGATGCGCGCGTCTACCTCAACCCCAACATAGCCGACAGCATCGAGCAGAGCGTTATTGCGACGGCGCAGCGGAACCCCCTTAGCGAGTTCCTATCGCCAGCCGCCTACGGTTATGTTCGGGAACTGACCGACAAAGGCCGGATTGGATCGTCACTAAGTGACCTTGAGGCGTTCCGTCAGGAACTCCGCCGCATTGCCGAGTCGCCCAACCAAAGCGACCGGCGCATCGCGTTGGATATGATCCGGGAGTTCGACAATCAGTTGAACGCCCTCCCTGACAGCGCGTTTGTTTCGGCAACGGGCATGACCCCTACTGAAGCCCGCGCCGCGTTCCAGCAGGGCAGGGAGCAGTGGGGGATCAGGTCTCGCGCTGAGGCTATAGAGCGCGCCCAGTACGTTGCAGCCAACGCTCCGAATGCGTCGGTTGACCCTGCGGCGCGTCAGCGGGCGCTCACTACCCAGTTTCGTCAGATCGCGAACGATCCTGACTTTACCAAACTGTGGAGCCCGGAAGAGCAGGCTGCCATCCTTCAGGTGGTCCGGGGCGGAAACGCCGACAACCTGCTCCGGGGCCTCGCCAACTTCGTCTCCCCGCTCCGGCTGACGCCCGGAACGCTCGGGGTAGGCGGCGCGCTTGCGGGCGGTGGTGTGGCGGCATTCGGCCCTGCCGGTGCGGCGGCGGCGCTCATCCCGCCAGCGGTCGGGGCGCTGGCCCGCGGTGGCGCTCGCTCCATCGGCAATACCAACGCCAAGTTGGCCGAGCTTCTGATACGCAACAACATGCAACCGATCGAGGCGCTTGGTCCGGGGCAGCGCGCGGCTCTCGCGGCTATGCTCAGCGGCACCGCCCAGAACGCATGGAGCCAGCAGTAATGCCCGGTTACGTCATCCAGCCGCGCGACACTCTCTCGGAGATCGCCCAGCGGGTTCTTGGGTCGGCTAGCCGCTGGCGTGAGATCGCAGCACTAAACGGCATCGCGCCGGGTCGGGAGACCAGCATCCAACCGGGTCAGGTTCTCCAGATGCCGGGCGCGACTGGAGCAGGGGCGGCGTCTCCACCGCCCACGACCGCCCCTGCTCCTACTACCGGCCCTCTCCCGACCACAGGAGCCGTGCCCCGTCCCCGTCCGCAGCAGGTGGCGGCAATGGATCCGATGGCGGCCCCGCTGCCACAGCCGAACCCTTCCCGGCCGGTTCCTGCTGCACCGCCATTGCCGCAGCCGAACCCTATGCGCGGCCCGCCTCCCCTTCCGCCGCAGAACCCGACCCGCCCGAACGTTCCCGGCCCGCCGTTTGAGCGCGGGTCTCAAATGGTTGTTGGGCGCGATCCTCCCGGCTACGTCCCCGGGGGTGGCTGGCGTCCCGTTCCCGGCGGCCCTGCCGACGTTCCCTCCCCCATCACGCCGCAGATGGAAGCCTACGCCGCCAACCCCGGCCCGCGTTCCGGCATCACGTCGATGGGGACGCGGGGCCTTCCCGACCTCCGCGCCATGTCCATGCCCGAGTTTACCCAACTCCGGGACGAACTGGCGCGCGTTCCCAGCCGCAACCAGACGCCGGGCATGCTCGAGGCTGTCGAGGCCGAATCCCGCCGCCGCGTCGAGCAGCTACAGGCGGAACTCGGTCGGATCGACCAGTCGCGGAGCATGCAACTCGACCGCGCCGATGCATGGCAGAGGTCGGGACAGACGATCCGCCAGAACCCGCCACAGCCCTACAATCCGTCGATAGGCGAAGGCGAGTACCTCCCGCAGGAGCAGCGCCTCCTGATGCAGCTCCAGGGCAACCAGAACGCTAACCCGCAGGCGGTCACGAGCCCACAGACGCCGTTCCGCGGCGGATTCCAGACAACCCCGCAGCTAGACCCCGTTACGGCGCTCATCGAGGCGCTGCGCTCTGGCGGTCAAGGCGGACAGGCGAACAATCCCATGCTCATGCGTCTCCTACAGGGTAACGGCTGATGGCAGTCCCATACGTCTTCGTTGCCGGCACCACGATCGAGCCGGATCAGGTCAACGATAATTTTGACTATGTGCTGAATGAGGCAATCGGGGGGTTGCTCACGGACGGCACCAACGAGATGCAGGCGCAGCTAAAGCTGTACGCCGGCACGCTTGCCCTTCCCGGCCTGACGTTCGACGGCGACACGAACACGGGCATCTATCGCTCTGCCGCGGATACGTTCGTGTTCGTCGCTGGCGGTGTGGCACAGGCGACCATCTCAACGGCTGGGCTGGCGGTATCGACCCCGTGGCCTGTTGCGTCTGGCGGCACCGGCTCAACTACCGCCGCGGACGCCGCAACCGCTCTTGGTCTTGGAACCGGCAACAGCCCGCAGTTCACGGCAGTCAACATCGGGGCGGCGACTGACACGACCATCAGCCGCGTCTCGGCGGGCGTCATTGCCGTTGAAGGCGTTACCATCCTCACCACGGCGACCGGCCAGCCGCTCGACGCCACGCTTACCGCGCTCGCCGGCTACAACACCAACGGCCTGATAACCCAGACGGCCGCGGACACGTTCACCGGCCGCACGATCACCGGGACCGCGAACCAGATCACGGTCACGAACGGGAACGGCGTCTCGGGCAACCCCACCCTTTCCCTGCCCACTTCGCTGTCCATCACCACGGCGGGCGCGTTCACGACCGGAACCATCGAACTCGGGGCGGCATCCGATACCACCCTATCACGCGTCTCGGCCGGTGTGATCGCTGTCGAGGGTGTCACGGTCCTGACCACGGCGGCGGTTGGGGTCTCTGCGGCCCCGATCCCCAGCACGTCGGCCATGCCTGTCGGATTCTGCGGAATCATGGAATACACGAACGCCACCAACGTCCCAAATGGCTCCACCACTTCTGGCGCGAACATCAAGACGCCAACGTGGAATGACTCGTCCTTTCAGGTAGGCAACGGCGCTGTGCAGAGCGGGACGTGGAAGAACGTGTCGGGCAACGATCAGGACGCCAACAGCTACAATCTCGGCTACTGGCTCCGTACCGCATGACCTTGCGCGCTCGCCGTGGATAGTGAATATAGGCAGGGCCGACCGAGCGTTGTAGCGCCCGACCGGCCCCTGACCACCGTCGAGAGGAGATCGACAATGGCTGCCTATACCAATAGACGTTTTCTGGCTCTCGTCATCGCCGCTCTTGCATTCCCGGCCGCGGCTCAAACGCCAGACGCTTTCCTTCAGTCATTCCAGGGGACGTGGACCGGATCGGGTGACGCCCGCCTCGGCCCCAATGAGCCGTGGGAGACAGACGCCGCATCCTGCACTATCGAGATCGAGTGGCGCGGCGAACTCCGTAGCCACGGCGTCTGCGAAGGCGTCCACGGGCGCTTCTCGGCTGGCGGCGCGTTCGGAGCGGACGGCGGTACCTTCATGGTGCCCCACTTCGTTGACGTGACTGCGGCTTCTGCCGGAATTGCCGGGAATGCCATCGTTGCGGACTATGAGATCGAGGGGATGCAGTTCCGCCTCACTGTCACGACGGATGGCCGTGGTGTAATGCTGATGCAGACCGAACTGTCTACCGCAGGTGGATGGGTCAGCGTCGGCAATATGCGTCTGGAGGCAGTGTGATGGTCAGGACCACAGCAAGTCTGGCCGCGCTCGTCCTCCTCGCCGGCTGCGTCACCACAGCAGCGCCGCTCCCGTCGCCTGCATCCTTCTCCTACGCCCACGTCTGGGGCGGCGCTCCTCCAGAGCCCTACTACTCAGCCGCCGTCCGCCTCTACGATAGCGGGAACTACCGCGTCCTCCGCGCCCCCATCGATCGCGTCGAGGCAGCATGCGGGCGGAACCGCACCGATTACGGATGGTTCGGTACGGCATGCATGATGACCGGCAACGCCACGGGCAATCACTTCGTCGTCGTTGCCGAGGAGATCACCGACCCCGTCACGCTTCGGAACGTGATGATCCACGAGATCGCCCATACGCGCGAGTCTGGCGGTTGGTCGATGAACCACGAAGGGGCCATGAAGCCGCTCGGTCATCTCGACAACTGCATCCGAACGATGAACGCAGAGGGCCTGACCGTTCGCCAGATGGGCGAATTGTGTTATCTCTATGGCGGCGCTCCGCTGCGGACGCAGGCTGAACGAGACCGATGGGCGGCGATGCAATGATCCGCGAGGTTCGATTCTACTCCCTCCTCGTCCTCGTCGTCGCCTGGCTGACGCTGGCGCTGCTCTCTGCCATCCCTGCCCATGCCGCCTGCGGGCTCATAGCCTCCTGGTACGGTTTCGAGAGCGGCAACAGGACGGCCAACGGGGAGCGCTACGACCCGTGGGGCCTGACGGCCGCCCATCGAACGCTGCCCTTCGGGACCATCGTCCGCGTCACCTATGGCGACCGTAGCGTGACCGTCCGCATCAACGACCGCGGCCCCTTCATTCCCGGCCGATCCATCGACCTATCCCTCGGAGCTGCAACGGCTCTGGGGATGGTCGATGCCGGCGTCGTCCCCGTCTGCATCACAGTGGAGCACTGAACATGGCAGCCAGACAGTGGCGACCAGCAAAGAGCCTCGACGTTCTCCGCGCCCAGATCAATGCAGCCTACCCCGGTCGCAAGAAAGCATCTGACGGCACCATTGGTGACGCTGCCCACGCTGCCACCAAGAGCGAGCACAACCCCGACGCCAACGGCGTAGTGCGGGCGCTTGACATCACCCACGATCCAGACCGCGGCGTGGACTGCGGCAAGATCATCGACGCCATCGTAGCATCCCGCGATCCCCGCATCCTCTACGTCATCTGGAACCGGCGCATCTGCTCGTCGGTGGTCCAGCCGTGGAAGTGGCGGGCCTACGGCGGTTCCAATCCTCACGACAAGCACTTTCACCTGTCGGTCGTTGACGATCCAGCGGTCTACGACAACGAGTCCCCGTGGTCGATTGGTGTCGTGCTGGTCACTGATGCCGCCCCGCCGCGCCCCACGCGCCCGCCGGTTAAGCCTGACGCGCCATCGCCGCCCCCGCCTGACATGGAGCCGCCCGCTCCTCCCGAGCCCGCTACGGGCTTCCTAGCCATGCTGCTGGCGCTCCTGCGCCGCATCTTCGGAGGTTCGTAAATTGTCAGTCGAACGCGCTCTAGTCGTCGTTATCCTCGTCGTCCTTTGCGTCTGGCTCATCACGAGGTTGCTCTAATGGCTGATCCAATCCTCAACGGTCCCCTTGCGACCGCAGCCCGTAACCGCTTCAAGGCGAACCACCCCATCGCCGCTGCGGTAGTCGAAGGCGTCCGGGATGCCGCCGGCAATCCGAACAACGCCATGACCGCGGCAGACGTTCCCGCCGTCGCCGCCGCCGTACAGGACGCGATGGCGCGCGATCCGGTGGTGCAGAACGCAACGAACCAGGAGCCGTGGTGGAAGTCCCGCATCTGGGTCGGCATCATCACCGCGGCATTCGGCGTAGTTCTCGCCCGGCTGCAGATACAGTTTACTGCCAATGAGCAGGCGCTCATCAATCAGGTGACGCCTTACGTCCCACAGGTGCTCGGCCTTGCCATCGCCACCGTCGGAAGGGCTGTCGGCAACCGCAAGGGGCCGATCTCGTGGAAGAGGCCGTGGACGATCCTCGGAATCGGGCGGTGACGATGTGGGAGCAGAAGGTGACATCGCCCAACTGCGGGAACAAATCGCCTCGCTCCGACGTGATCTTGAACGCATTGAAGCAGGCCAGTCAGACCTACCGGGAATCAAGCTAGATGTGGCGGACTACACGAGAACTAAGGCGTCCATCCAGTGGCTCTGGCGGGCCCTCATCGCAGCCGTCGTCACTGGTGCTGTTGCCTACGGCTTTCGCATCGTCGGCGCATGACGGGCTTTTGGCCCGAATGCGAAAAGAGGCGGCGAGTTCCCCGTGGGGCGCGGCGGCCTTTGTCGTTGTGGCCTTGATGCTGGTGTTCCTGGTGGTCGATAGGCTCGGGGTATTTTCTCCCGGCCCTGTTCTGCAGAACCTCGTGATGCATACGAGGGTCGATGACTTCGGGCAAGCCGTCCTCTTCCGCGTCGAGGGCGACAAGACGACGAACGACATCCTCCGGGCGCGGGTAGCCGCGTGGTTGTTCACGGACGGCACGGCGATGGCAGTGGCGCTGGAGGGGGACATCCCAGCGCAGAACCGGCAGGCAGGCGACCACTTCCTGTCTCAGGAGTACAGCGCCCGCATACCCTCGGCCGCCCGGACGGATGCGGGGGTCAGGCTCCGCGTCTGCTTCGCCTACGATCCCGGCCTGTCGTGCGTTGAGAAGCCATTCAGCGAGATAGTCGGGTAATGCGCCAGCGCGGCACCCCCATGCAATCGCGCAGCGTTACTGCAGCACGCTCAGGTGGTAGCGTGCGGCATGGGTTGGCTGGTCTCATTCATATCGGAAAACACGATCTGGGGTATCCTGCTGGTCGGCGGTGTCTGGCTGGCACGAACCCTTTACCTCCGCTCCCGTGAGCGGGCAAAAGCAGGAGATGATCCTTGGCAGAGATGACCGCAGAGAATGCAATCACCATCGTGACCCAGAAGTTCCGGGCGGTTCACAAGTCTATCGAGACGGCGCAGGACAACGCATTGGAATTGAGCGCCGCGTTCCTTCAGGCGGGGCGCATCCTTGGGGTGCATCCGAACCAGTCGGCATTTGCCGGCGAGTACCTTGCGAGGGTGATCTCCGATCTTGCATCGGCGCAGCTTGCGTCGACGGGGGCACATGCGGGCGCTAAGGAGATTGCGGCCGACCTGTCCAACCCCGTTCCTTTGGGCGGTGGTGGGGGGAAAGGCTGGCCGTAGCGCCATGACGCTAGCCGTCATCATTGCCGCTCTGATCTGGGGCGGCTTCTACGTTTCCGACCATGCCACGTCCTACGTCTCAGGGCCGCTGACGGTCTACGTCATCATCTTCGTCGCAGGCCTCGCCGCGGCATCCGTCGCGGCGGTCATATCGAGAGCGCGGCCTAACATCATGGCCGCGCTCGTCCTCATTGCCGCTTACGGCGGTGCCCACTTCGCATGGTCAACGACGAACCCCGTTCTCTGGAACGCCGTTGTCTGGATCGCCACGGCGGCGTATTTCATCCTGGTGGGCCGGGAGCGTTGGGAGTGGGGAATTGGCGCGGCGTGCCTGCTTGGCCTCGCCTTCGCAGCCCTGACGGCGATGGGGGTCATCCCCGGCCCAATGGATAGACCGCCCGTGTATCTAGCGTGGAACTTCGCGGACCTGTCGAGCCTCATCGGGCATGTTGCCTCGGTGCTGCTCGGGCTCGGGTCAGGAGACTGGGGACGGCGCGTCAGGACTACGGCGCTCGTCCCGGTTCGGTAGCCGTCCGTGGCGGTCATCGCCCCTACACCTACGCCATTCTAAAGGAGAACCAAATGAACGACCCTTATGACGGAATCGAAGGCTGGAGCGGGTTGACTGCTCCCGGTGGGAGTGGCTGCTAATGAATATAGCAGTCGCAGGCAAACTTGGTCGGGAAAGCCATCCGCAAGACCGATCCGCGTCTCATGGGTCAGCCGGGAGGCGGGTCAGGGGGAAGCCGCCACGCCACGAGGACGCCGAGCGGCTCCCATTCCCAGTTTCCGTAGCCGTCGCTGTGGATGTAGGAACCACGACGGCACCAGGCGCCCTTGGGCGCCCGCAGGCTGATCTTCCAGCGGCAGTCTGTGAAGCGGTGGGCCGGGGTATCGGCATCGTATCGCCCCCAGATGTCGATTACGGCATCCCTCGGCGCTTTCTCCATGTCAGAGTTCCACCCGTCCGTAGAGAGGGTGTCTCCTGCCGGGAGGGGGAGTTTCCGTAGTAGCGTCCGCAGATCATGCTTCGCGTTCTCGATGGCATCCGCGTCGGCTAGGTCGTCAAACCCGTTGAGGGCGCTCATTGCATAGTAGCGCGCGTCTGCGGCGATGTTGGCGGCGTGCTCTTTGGCAGCGTTGATGACCGGCCATGCCGCGGCGGCGTGATCCGCCCAAAAAGACACCCAGGCCTTCGCGGTGTCTAGATCATCTTTCGCCGCCGCGTCCCGCATCTCGGCTGGCGAGCGGGGAGGTGTGGGGGCGTCCTTCCTGTCACCCACGGCCCGCCTCCTTCTGACGAGAGACGAAGGAGGCGAGGGCACGGAACCAGCGGGTCTTGACCGGGAACGGGTCGTCATCAGAGCGACCGATGGAGTTGCTGTCTGCGGCTAGCCAGCCGGCGACTGGCTCCATCAGCCTCACCGCCTCCGCCAGTCCCTTCCTCGCCGCATCCCGCTCGGTTGTTGCTGCGTCGAGGGAGGCGAGGACGGTGCGGATCGCCTTCGACACGCGTGTTCCTTCTAGGATGTTGGACTCTGCGTGCAAAATCGCCTTCGCATCCTCTATCGGTATCGTCATCATCACGGCTCCTGGGGGTTGGGGATCATGCGGCGACGTTCGTTCCAGGCGTCTTGGTCTGGGATGAGGGTCATGCGGCGGACCTCGAAAGAGAGACCGAGCGGGCCATCGAAAGCAGCAGGTCGCGGAATGCCGGCGGCGTGTGGATGCGCGGCGCGCTGTCCGTACCGCCACCTCGGGCGCCAACCTCCCCGAGCCGCCGCGCTCGCTTGAGTCCCATCCGCTCGACGACGGCAGGGTCGAGCCGGGCGGCGCTCTTGCCCCACAGAAGCTCGGGCGGATCGACGCCGAAGGCATAGAGGAGAGTCGGCTTGCGGGCGTAGTGGCCATAGCGGCCCTGCTCGACGCAGCACGTCCAGCCGCCGTCAAAGTCAGCAGCGATCCAGCCACCGGAGCGGGGCGGGGTGTTCAGGCCGAAGTGCGCCCAAGCGCGGCTGCCCCACGGATGCTCGAGCACGCCGCCGAACTGGAGCACCGAGGCGAGCGCCGCGGCAAAGCATCCGCCGTCGTCCCCGAGCCTCTTCCGCTCCCCAGTCTTTTTGACGTGAAGCGGCTGGCCGAACCACATCTTGCCCCACCGCTGGCAGGGCGGATGCGCCACGACAGGCCACGGGCCGGCATAGAGGCGGGCATCTCGCGCCTCGTCCCACACATCGACATCGGGCAGGCCAGCGTAGGAGCCGCGCGGATCGACGAAGAGGGCGGCGATGTTCCCCATCTACTCCCCCTCCCTGACCACTTTTAAGCCAACCGAGGGGAGGGCGGAGAGAATGGCATTGAGCAGGGCAAGCGCGGGCGTTGGGCCTTCGCCAGCAATGTTCCAGCACCCGTCCTCTTCGGCCGGCCAGAGGCGAGCGCCGTAGGGGCCTTGAGCCTCCGGCTTGCTGCCAATGTCCACGTCGCCCCACCACCCTGGCAGCACCTTCCCGATCAGCTCCAGCACGGCATCGACGGAGGCGGTGTAGGGTTCGGGCTTCCAGAATTTGGCGTTCCGTCCTTCGCTGTCGGTCGCCTTCCAAAGCGTGAACTCTCCGGGGCGCCGGTTCCAGTCGTAGTCCCAGCCCACCGCCCTGACCGTATGCTCGGGCACCTCCCCCGCCAGTTCGGCCACGAGCCATTCCGCCTCCCGATCCGGCCCGGTCAGCTTCGCCACCCGCTCCCGTAGCGCCGCCAGCGCATCGCGGATGTCCCTCGTCCGTTCGGAGAGATCGGCGTCAACCATTGCTGGGCTCCGTTGAACGACGGACAACGCCGCCACCTATCTTCATCTTCCACTGCGACCCCCGGCTTCCTGGCATCCGGGAAGGGGTGCGGATGCCAAGGTGCCTGTCCCTCTGGCGCTTGGTCTTCGCGGCTCGTGGCGTGTCCAGCTTGGTCGTCTTCTCTGCATGACAGCCGGAGCAGAGGACCGCGCAGTTCGACAGGACTGGCTCGCCGCCGATGCTGTCAGCAATGATGTGGTCGTACTGGTACTTGCCGGCATAGAGGTGATTGCCGCAGCCCTCACACTTGCCGCCGCAGCGGGCGAAGGCTTCACGCATCACGGCTTTGGAGAACTCGCGGCGGCTCATTAGTGAAGGTCGTCGTGGTAGACGGAGTGCTCGACTAAGCCGACACGCTGGATCATATCACGGCTAACCGCCTCTATCCCGTCCTTCATGCCCTTCTTGTCGCCATCGGCGATGATAATCATCATCGACATGATGATGATCCCCGCCGCCTTGACGATCTCTTCGGGTGGTTCGCCCTCGGCAGCCTGCATCATGCGGGCCATCAGGGCGTAGTCCTCGTTTAGTTCCATAGAGTAATTGTCGCTCATGCTGCTTTCTCCTGTGTTGGGTCGCTCCAGACAATGCCGTTCGCTGCGCCCCATGCGAAAAGGAACTCGATAAGTTCGCTCATCTCGTCCTTCGACAGGTCAGAGGACGATTGCCCCCAAGGAAGGAACGTCTTGCCGTCGAGGGCGGGGATGAACTGGACCTCGCGCCCGCATGCATGCATCATGAGGATTTTCCACTGGTCCGGGGTGTACTTCCTCCCGGCGTGTTCCTTCTGGTTCGCCACATCGGTCAGCATGGCCCACATCCTATCGTTCTGCGGCAGGGTGCGCTTGCTGGCCTTGAACTCGATACGGGTGAAGGCCGGGGCCTTCTGGCACCACGTAGCGGCCTTGCGGCGATCGGTATCGGAGCGGACTACAATTAAAGCGCGGCCCATCAGCGTGCAGCCTCCAGATTGAGGGCTTTGACCGACGCGGCTTCCGAAACGCGCTGTTGCTGCTCTCGCGGCAGGCGGAGGAAGTCAACCCGGAGCAGTTCCCTTGTGCTCTCCAGCGCCTTGGCGGTCGTCGCCATGTTGATCTGCTCAATCATCTTGTCTGCTGCGGTATCTGCCGCGTTCGGAGCGATGCGGACGGTGGTAGCATTCGCAGGCGGCGGGGCGCGCTCGACGTTCTCCTGCGTCTTGTCATAGAGGGCGAGGCCGAACAGGTTGCCGAACGTCATAAGGGCGCGCTTCATCGCGTCCGTCTCGGCTTCCTTCAGCGCGCTCTCGTGAGCTCGACCTAGATCGCGGTCGATGCCAGAGCCAAAGCCGCACCCTTCCCGGACCACGTCGCCAACGGTCACGCGGACCTTCGACATGTAGCCGACGACCCAGTTGCTCTTGTCGTTCTGGTAGGGGGCGTGAACCTCCTTTAGGTCCACTGTCTGGCGAGCCCAGCCGTCGAATCCGAAAATCCGGTTGGCTTCCGAGATGACCCACCAGCCTTCGACATAGGACAGCGAGCGCCCGGCCTGCGTTCTCGTCGCGACGGCGGACGCGTCCAGCTTCGCGTCCAGCGCGGCGTTCTGTTCGGCGGTGAAGCTCATGCGCGTATCGTCAGGTGAGGTTCAGCGTTGCTAAGGACGGCGCCGGGGACTTCCTCGTTGGCGAGGAGGCGATCGCGGATCGCTTTCTTGTCCACGGTCGGCGGTGGGTGGTTCCATGCCCACTCTGGCAGGGACGCCTCGTCCACGATCTTGACGGCCCGAGAGCCAGCCGAGACGGTTGCGGTGAAGTCCGGACGTGAGATGCGCTTTACCCCAACCTCCTGCATCAGCACCTTTGCGGCGGCCTTGCGCTTGCCTGAGCGGTGGTTGATGCGCTCGTGGCGCTTCGTTAGCGCGGCGATGTATTCAGCGAGGCCAAGCGCCTCTGCCTTGTCCTCCTGGCTGGACCGGATGAGGTCCGCAGCGAGGTCGAGTGCGCCCGTCATCCCGTCGAGGGTATCGGTCAGCGTCTCGGGATCAATGTCGGGATGGTCCCGCAGGAGCCCTTCCCGGAGGCGCTTCCATGCTTCTGTGAGAGAGGCGGTGTTCATTGAGTGGAACTCCAGACAATCCCCACGTAAGCGCCAAACACTGTTGCCCCGAGGAGCACAGTGAAAACGTGGATGCGCCAGCCAAAGCGCTCGATCAGGCTGCTCAGGCTTGAGATGTAGGCCACGACTGCCGCCACGATGAGCGCGCCACCGAATGCCCAGAAGAAAGCACTCCAGAACGGGCTCATGCCGCCTCCTTCGTTCCGAGTGTGTGGACGAGGTTCTGGAGCCTCCGGATGGCGTCGTAGATCAGCCCCTCATCCATGCGGAGGGATTCTCTCTCTGCTTCACCCTTGCTGGCGAAGTTGATGATGTTGTCTACCGAGGACGTGACGCCAAAGATGTGCTGGTCGCTGTCCATGCGGGTGAGGTGGTCGGGGGTCATGCTTCACCCCTGGCTTTAGCGAGGGCGGCGTCTAACTCGACCATGAACTCGCACAGTTCGCTTTGGGTCAGGTCGCCGTAGTCACCTCCGCGCGAGTTGGCGAGGACCTGTGCACGGGCGGCAGTGCCGGCAAAGTCGGGGGCGGCAGAGATCAGGCGGGCGTTTGCTTCGGCAGGCGGCCATGCGCCGTCTGCCGACCGCCCGAAAGCCTCGGCTATGACCGGCGCGTCCTTCCCGCTGATGGCGTAGTCGTACTGCCCGTCGACCCGGTTCAATGCCCGACGCGAATGCCACGGCCCCGGCGTCCACTTCTCGCTCATGTGCATTCTCCAAAGCTCATGTTGACGCCCGCACCCATCAGGGTGACGTAGAGGCGGGGACGAGCGCGGCGTCTGGTCCTGGCGCTGCACGCAATCACGAAGGTGAGGAGGTCGAAGGCGCTACGCATCGGCGGCCGCCTCCTCTGCGGCTTCGAGCGCGGTGGCGATCCGAATGGCCAGCTTCGCGTGAATGTTCGACGCGTGCGGGCACCCCTTCTTCCGAGGGTCGCCGAGTTGGTCCATGCAGATCGGCGCGCACGTCCCTTGCCCGGTCTCAAAGGCCCTGCTTCTGCAGATCGCGCCTGCGATGATTTCAGGACGGCTCATCAAACCATCCCCCTCACGCTCAAGGCCGAGAGAGCTATTCCGATCGAGGCCAGGAAGATCAGAAGCGCGAGGAGGGCGGAGACGTTCCTGAGGAGGTCGTTCATGGCGCAACCTTCGCCGCTTGCTGTGCGGCCCTTTTCGCCGCCTCCTGACGCTTGTAGAGATCGATCTCGATGAAGCCCTCTGCGGCTTCCGAGAGCATGTTCGCTGTAAGTCGGCGCTCGGACTTCGGCGAAGACCCGCACCGGACGAGGTCAAAGGCACCTGACAGCGCCACAAGGTCTTCGTAGCGCATGCGCTTGATGAGGCGCATCATGGTCAGCCCGGTCGGCTGCTGGCCTTCGTGGAAGCCGTCGTCGCTAAGCCCCTTGATAAGCACGCTCATTGGCTATTCCTCCCGGCCCATGCTGCGGTCGAGGTCGTATTCCTCGGCAATGTATTCGGCCGCCTCCTGACGCTCCGACAGGACGTAGGGCCCGGAAGCCTCATAAGTGCCGCCCTCGACGTTCGCGTACAGCCATCCGATAAACTCGGAGGCACGAAGGGGCCGGGAAGGCGCTCCCGTGTTGCCGCAGACGAAGGCATCGTCAAACCGCTCCGCCGTGACGCGCTGGCCGCTGGTGAGGAAGGCGGTGAAGGTCGTGCCCTCTGCCGGCGCGGTCTGCATCGGCTCAAGGTCGAGGGAGAGGCGGAAGGCTTCCTTGAGGGCTTCGTGGGTGGTGGGGGCGTTCATCTCGGTTCTCCTCGGTGCCGTCTGTGCGGCTCGTTTCGATGTCCAATGTTTGCCACGACGCGAACCGCGACGCAAGCATTAAATGCGCTTGCAAGCGAAAAAGATTTGAGGCATGGTGACCCCATGAACGACACAAAACACCCCCTTCGGCTCTGGCGCAAGGCGAACGGCCTCACCCAGACGCAGCTCGGCAAAGCCATCGGCATCAAGGCCCCCCAGGTCTGTTCAATCGAAAACTGGAAGCGCGGCACGTCCATAGAGACGGCGGTCAAGATCGAGCGCCTTACGGGCGGCGCGATCCCGCTGGACAGCCTGCTGCGCCCTGACGCCAGAGAGGCTGCCCTTACATGAATACCGCGCGCATGCGGATTCCCGCCGGGTACCCTCTCGGTACATGCGCCAACTGGGGCGTGGAGCCAACCGGCTCCGCCCCCTCTTTCTTTCGCAACTGAGGAGAGCCTGATGTTCTACGTTGGGCAGTTCGTGCTTTGCGTCGATGACCGGAATAGCGAGGTGCTAGGAATTTACCCGCCAGCCGGGGTGAAATGGCGTCACGGTTTACACGGGCTTAGGCGCGGCGCTGTCTATACCGTTCGATCTCTCTCTAGTTTGTGGGACGAACCGGCTCTCCACATAGAGGAGATTGTCCGGCCTATAGACCGCATAACGGGCACAGAACCCGGCTTTTGGTCTCGTCGCTTCATGCCCCTCAAGGACAGTTCCCTAGAAGTCTTTCGCAAGGCCCTTGAGCCCGCTCCCAACGAGACGGAACCGGCATAGATGCCCCGCAGGGATCAACCCGAGTTCAGGTTGCAGTGCGCCGTCGCGGACCTTCTCCGCCTGACGGCCAATCCCGGCGTCTACTGGACCGCTCTACCGTTCGGGGAAAAGCGCAGCCTTGAGACAGGCGCTCGCCTCAAGCGCATGGGCGTCCGCGCTGGCGCGGGGGACATCCTTTTCCTCATCAACGGTCGAGCCGTGATGTTGGAACTGAAGGTCGGGAAAGGTCGCCAGAACGAGAACCAGATCGCCACGGAGGAAGCGTGGACGGTGGCGAGGGGGCTTTACCACGTCGCCCGCAGCTTCAACGAGGCTCGGGACTTCCTGGAGATGATCGGGGCCATTTATCCCGACCGATCCCTTATCCGTCACCAGCCAGAGGAGAGAGCATGAACCAGACAAACGCGATCGCTACTTCCGTGAAGATTCGCATTCTCATGCGGATGGGCATGGACACCGTCGACATCGCCAAGTCCTACAACACCACCGAGGCGGCGATATGGAACGCTCTGGCGAGGGCTGGCGCATGAGCCAGCTCATATCGGTCTCGGCGCCGTCAAGCGGCAGGGAGATGCTGGAGCGGGCAGCGATGCGGCGAAGGGCGTTCTTCCCTGACCACTTCACTGTTCGCGTCCGTCGAACCATAGCACCGCGTATCGTCTATGACGAGCCCGTGGAAATTTCGCGCCCGCCGGCAATCGACCTTGCCGCCGAGGCGGCGGCCATCATCGCTCTCGTTGGCCGCCGCGTTCGCGTCATCGACGTGATCTGTGCGACCGCCGAGCACTTCGGCATCCGCAAGATCGACCTCATTTCAGAGCGGCGGACAAAAGCGATCACCATTCCCCGTCAGGTGGTAATGTACCTTTCCCGCGAGTTAACTTCTCGGTCACTCCAGGAGATAGGACAGCTTCTCGGCGGCAAGGACCACTCCACGATCATCCATGGCTGCCGCAACGTCGAGAAGTGGACTGCACAAGGCTTGCCCATCCTGGCTGACGTTGATGCCATCCGCACGCGGCTTCTGGCTTGACCGACGCGCCGAGCCATCTTAGGGTGAATCGTTCTACCCCTCGGAAGTCATGAGCCGAGGTTCCGCGCTGGCGGGGTTTAACCGGGGTGCTCTCTCCCCCGGTGCCCCAGCCTCGCCTTGAGAGAGACGCATGGCAATAGACCCAGACCATTTACGCCAGCTTTCCGCCCTCGGCTTGACCGGGGAGCAGATGGGCGCGGTTCTCGCCATTATCGCGGATGCCGTCGAGGCTGGCCCCAAGACCACATCGGCCGGCGCTGAGCGCACCAGACGGTGGCGCGAGCGTCACGGCGTAACGTCACAGAACGTCACAAAGACGTCACCTGTAACGTCACCTGTAACGTCACAAGTGACGCCCGAAACCGTCACAAGTGACGCCCCTCGCGTAGGCGCGCGCGCAGAACCCAAGATTACTAACTCTTCCGTACCCATTCCAGAAAGGAAGAAAGAAAGTAAGAATATTGGTGGGTTGCCACCCACCCACCCACCCACCCACTTCGATCGGTTCTGGTCAGCCTATCCGAAGCGGGCAGGGAACAACCCGAAGCATCCTGCCTCCCTGAAGTTCATTGCTGCCGTCAAGGCGGGCGTTGATCCCGAGGCCATCATCGCAGCCGCCGGGCGATACGCCGAGGCCGAGGAGGCGCTGGGTCATACCCGAACCGAGTTCGTCCAGCAGGCCGTCACCTGGCTCAACCAGCGCGGCTGGGAAAGCTACCCGGCCGTTGAGGCAGAGCCTACCGGCCCTCCGCTGGACCCTTCCCGGCCTACTGCTGACGAGCTGCGAGCCAAATACACGCGGATGATCGAGGAGGAAAAACGCAATGACAGCCAAGCCCAAGCCCATCTGGACGCCGAAGCCGCGAACGACCACCCGGATCGAAGCGGAGTTCTTCCCCAAGGCGTTGGACTACATCGAGAAATTGAAGCGGGGCAAGCCGCCGACCTACTCCCCGCCGCTCCGCGTCATCAAGCAGGACAGCCCGGAATGGCGGGGATGGGCGGCCTATTTCCGGACGGTGTACGGCGAGGAGCCAGTGGCAATGAAAATGGTGCGCGCCGGCCGCGCGCCTTCGATGACGATGCCGACGCAGTGGCCCGAGCACTTCGACATTGACTACGTTCCGCCAGATCGTCTGCCGGCAGACCGCGAGCCAGACAAGCGCCCGGACCCATCGCCTGCCGAGCGCGCCCGCGTTGCCGCTGGCTTCGATGCCTTGAAGCGAGAGCTGGCATCTGCGAACCTGTCGATGGCCAACCCCCACCCACTCCCGGAGGACCGCATCACCCGCGTGCCTGGAGCCATCTCGAGCAAGCTGAAGCCATACGTTCCGCCACGCACCGACTGGACGCCCGGTGGGCCACTGGACGCCGCCGCGCTGGCGGCACTACCCAACGCGAGGGCACGTCGATGAGCGATCTACTGGAGCAACGCCGCGCAACCCACGGCGAGTTCACGGACCACGCCCGCGTCGTCCAGCGCCTCAAGGCCGTTGTGGCTGACGAAATGGTTCGGTGCGGCAAGGCGGAGCATGCGATGGCGTTTGGCGGGTTGCTGATTGTACAGTTCTCGGAACTTCTCAGCGCCGATGCCGTCATTGCGGAGGCTCTGGACATGATCCTGCACAAGATCGGCCGCATCGTGGCTGGCGATGCTACGTTCAAGGATCACTGGGTAGGCATCGCCGGCTATGCTACGCTGGTAGCAGATCGGGTGGAGCCGCGCTCATGACCGAACACCTCCACGAACTCAAGCCGCCACGGACCACATTTGACATTCTCGTGGCCATCCTGGGCAAGCTCGACAACGAGCCTTTCACCTCGCCCGAGGACAGGGCCAAGAGGTTCGCCGCCCTCCTCAGCCTTGAGGGAAAGATGGTATTGGACGCCATCCCCATCCACCACGAAAGGGCAATCCGATGAGCGACGCGGACATTCCGAAGGGGCCGTTCACGCGCTGGTTTGATTATGGGTATGACGGCTGGCGCTTCGTTGACTACCCGACACTTGAGGCGGCGGTGACGGCGACCACCTACCAGTCCGGGCCGGTCATCATCATGCGCCCGGTGGCATTCAAGGTTGAGATGCTGGTTGTGGAAGGAGAGTCCGTCTGATGTCCTACAGCCCAATCCTCATTGCCTCCCTTGCCTTAGTAACCCAGAAAGGGCATCCTCAGTCAACGCCCTATGAGATAGCCATTGGACACGCCGCAGCAGGCTGCAGCGGCAAGGAAGCCTTTGAGTCGCGATCTCTGGCCGCCAAGGTAGCCAGCAGACCCAGACGCCAGTTCCGCTCCCACTCCCTGACACCCTACCGCTGCAAATCATGCAGCAAATGGCACATAGGCGCGAGATGACCGTTCGCATCCTCAACGGCGACTGCCGGGAGCGGCTGCGGGAACTCCCCGACGCATCGGTGAACTGCTGCGTCACCAGCCCGCCCTACTTCGGCCTTCGTGACTACGGCGTCGATGGGCAGATCGGCCTCGAGGATACTCCGGATGCGTTCGTGGCGGAACTGGTCGCGGTGTTCCGCGAGGTTCGCCGCGTGCTCCGGGATGATGGAACGCTGTGGCTGAACCTCGGGGACAGCTACGCCAGCAATGGCCCCCGAAGCAATAATAACGGGAGCGGCGCTACGGGTTTGAAGCGTGACGGGCGCGACGAAGCAAGCCGCCTTCGGAGCGCCGCCAAGACTAAGACGCTCGGCATGGCGCTGCCTCCCATCGAAACCGGCCTCAAGGCCAAAGACCTCATCGGCATCCCCTGGCGTGTCGCCTTCGCCCTACAGGCGGACGGCTGGTGGCTTCGCCAGGACATCATCTGGCACAAGCCGAACCCGATGCCGGAGAGCGTCACCGACCGCTGCACCAAGGCGCACGAGTACATCTTCCTGCTCACCAAGAGCGCGACGTACCACTACAATGCGGCGGCGGTCAAAGAGGCTGCAATCCACGAAGGGCGGGTAGTCAAGGCCAGCGGCGGCGATGCCAAGAATGCCGGGAAGGGAGCATTCGGCGCGACCGCTGCGGGCTTCACGCAGCACGATACGCTCGTTACCGACCGCAACAAGCGCTCCGTCTGGACCGTCCCCACCCAGCCCTACAGCGGCGCTCACTTCGCCACGTTCCCGCCCGCCCTCATCGAGCCATGCATCCTAGCCGGCTGTCCTTCTGGCGGAACCGTCCTTGACCCATTCGGCGGAGCTGGAACAACGGGGCTGGTAGCCGACCGCCTCGGCCGCAACGCCATCCTCGTTGAACTGAACCCTGAATACGCAGCCATCGCTACCGAACGCCTAAAGGACGACGCCGGCATGTTCGCAGCTACCGAGGCGGCCTAAAATGACCGGCCGCCCCTCCTCCTACAACGAAGAAACCGCAGAAGCCCTCTGCGAAGCCATCGCACAAGGCGCAGCCCTCTACAAACTCTGCGAAGACCGAGAGAACTGGCCAGCAGAAAAGACCGTCTATCAATGGCTCGAACGATTCCCCGCCTTCGCACAGAGTTACGCCCGCGCGCGCGAAAGGCAGCAGGATCGGGCCGCGGATGAGATGATCGAGATAGCCGCAACCGAGCCAGACCCGCAGCGCGCAAGGGTTATGATCGACGCCAGGAAGTGGCGGGCTTCCAAGCTTGCCCCGAAGAAGTACGGCGACAAGATCGAGGTCGAGCAGACGGTGGAGCATCGGTTCGTGGCTCGCATTCCAGAGCCATCCTCAACGCCTGTAGACTGGCTTAAGGACCACGGGCCGAAACAGATCGAGGGGGTGGCTAACGGAAAAGTTGACCGGATAACGAAATAGCTGTTGACCGGATAACGGGCTGCGTCTATAAGAGGGTCATCAACCGAGGAGAACGCAGATGACCAGCCCCGCCCCCTGCCTGAAGTGCTCTGGAACCGGAATCATCACCAAGTTCGGTCACATCGAGCACGGCAAGTGCTTCGGCTGCATGGGAACTGGTCGCCGCATGACGGCCAAGGATCGTGCTGCCATTATCCAGGCGCGGCTTGATCGTCGCGAGGCTCGTGACGCTGCCCAGCAGGGCGTGTCGGTCGAAACCCTCCGCCTGTTCCTGACGCCCGGCGCTGGTGTTCCGAAGCATCCGAGCGGCTGCTCGTTCTCACTGCAGGAGTTCCACGCGTGGCGGGCGCAGGAGGTCGCGGCGTGAGCAAGGCAGACCAGATCAGAGCACTAAGGGAGGCCGCCCTGATGGAAGGGGCGGCCGACCGTCAGAAGGCCGCCCTAAAGCGCGTGCTGGCCATCCCCGAGGTAAGGGCGCGAGTGGTGCAGAGACTTGCACCCGGAGCGCTCCCTGCCAAAGAGCCTATCAGTTACACCCACAGGGATGCAGACAAGCGCCGCGCCTATATGAAATCCTACATGGCCCGGAAGCGGGCTGAGAAGAAGGAGCAGGGAAGATGAGCGACAAGGCGGCTTCACCCGTCACCGTTCACGTTTTCGTATCGAGCGACAGCAAACCGCTCACGTTTGAGGCTACCCGCGTTGAGGTTGACCACCATAACAATCTCTGGGTGACCATGACCAGCGGCAACACCAGCGTGTTCCGTCAGTGGGCGGGTTTCACATCGCGCCTCGCCCATGAGGTGGCGCGCTGACTGACACAACCGTCATATGGACCCCGCAGCTCGGGCCGCAGACCGCCCTCGTATGCTGCCCTGTCTTCGAGGTCTTCTACGGAGGAGCCAGAGGAGGCGGCAAGACGGATGGCGTCCTAGGCGAGTGGCTCTCCCATGCCGACAAGTACGGGGAGCACGCCATCGGCCTGATGGTCCGTAGAGAGCGCACGCAGCTCATCGAGACCATCGAGCGCTCCCGGATGCTCTACGCCCCGCTAGGCGCAAAGTACCACGAGCAAGACAAGATGTGGCGATTCCCGAACGGCGCGCGCCTTCGGTTCGCCTACCTGGAGAGTGACAGCGATGCCGACGCCTACCAAGGACACAGCTATACGCGGGTCTACGTCGAGGAGGTCGGAACCTTCCCCCGACCCGAGCCCGTCCTCAAGCTCATGGCCACCCTCAGAAGCGGTGCAGGCGTTCCTTGCGGCTTTAGAGCGACGGGCAACCCTGGAGGGCCAGGACACAACTGGGTCCGGGCTCGATATATTGACCCTGCTCCACTCGGATGGGAGGTTGGAGCGCGTTCCTTCACGAACCCGTTCACCGGAGCCGCTGTGTCCCGAGATTGGGTCTACATTCCCAGCCGCCTAACCGATAACCATTACCTCGGAGACCAGTATGTTGCGAACCTCTACATGTCCGGCAGCCCTGCTCTCGTCCGGGCGTGGCTCGAGGGGGACTGGAGCGCCATCGAAGGTGCCTTCTTCGACTGCTGGAGCCCTGCAAAACACGTTGTTCGCCCATTCGCCATCCCGGATGACTGGCTACGCTTTAGGTCGATGGACTGGGGCAGCGCCGCTCCATTTAGCGTGGGATGGTGGGCGGTCGTGGGCGACGATACAGGAGCACTCCCTCGCGGCGCTCTAGTCCGCTATCGCGAATGGTATGGCACTGGAGCCAAGCTGACCGCCGAGGAGGTCGCCCAAGGCATCATCGACCGTGAGGCGCGCGACCATCACCTCATCAAGTACGGCGTGCTCGACCCGTCCGCCTTTGCCCAGGACGGCGGCCCGTCCATCGCAGAGCGGATGCACCGCCACGCGAGAACGATGGGCTCGTCCCTGCTATTCCGCCCGGCCGACAACAAGCGGGTAACGCAGCGGGGAGCCATGGGCGGCTGGGATCAGGTCAGGGCACGTCTCAAGGGCGGCGCGGATGGCCGGCCTATGCTGGTGACGTTCTCGACCTGCCCGGACTTCATCCGCACCATTCCGGTTCTGCAGCACGACAGCGATAAACCCGAGGACCTCGCAACCGAGGGTGAAGATCACGCGGCCGATGAGTGTTTTGTGGCAGGGACTCTGGTGCGGACTAGCGCGGGCACGAAACCGATTGAGGCGTTCCGCGTCGGGGACCCCGTCGAGAGCGCGGATGGATGCGTTTCAACCGTGACTGCCGTCTTCTCGGTCGGCATCAGGCCGGTGTTCGACCTCGTGCTGTCTGATGGGACTGTCATCACGGGAACCGCAGAGCACCCGGTGTTTGTCGAGGGGCAAGGCTTTGTAGCGCTTGCATCCCTCGGTTACGCTGATATGGTGCGCCCATGGACAGAGAAACCATCGTATTCGACGGCAAAGCCTATCACCGCTGGCTCAGCCATCCGAGCCGGCATAGGCGGGTCTATTATTGGGCGCATCGCGGGTCGCTTCACCGCGCTATCTGGGAAAAGGCGAACGGGCCAATTCCTCCGCGCTACTTTGTCCACCACGTCGACGGCAACCCGCTCAACAACGATCTGGCGAACCTGGCTCTCATGGCTGACGGCGAGCACGTTAGGCACCATTGGGCAGAGAGGAAGCCGGAGCCGCGGGTCTGCGAGCATTGCGGAGGGACGTTTGCCTCTCGCACATGGTCGGTCGAGCGCTTCTGCTCCAATGCTTGCAAGTCGGCAGATAGACGGGCTAGCGGGGCCGATGACGAAGTCCGAACCTGCCAAACTTGCGCCGGCTCTTTCTCAGCCAATCGGTACTCAAAGCAGCGATACTGCTCTCAGGGATGCTCACCCAATGGACAGTACGAGCGACCGGCATTCCAATTCGTCTGCGACGGATGCGGGGACGATGCGGTCTCGACATCGCCGCTATCAAGGTTCTGCACCTCTGCATGTCGTAAGCGTCACTCCCGCCGGCAGCGCGCGGGTGTTCAACCTGACGGTTGAGGCGGGGGTGTATTTCGCGAACGGCATCCTCGTCCATAACTGCCGCTACGCATGCATGTCCCGGCCGTGGATAGCGGAGCCGGCGGCAATGAAGGAACCGCGCCCGATGATGGTAGGCTCTGGCAACCGGGCTACGCTCAATGATGCATGGAACATGAGCGATAATGAGAGGACGAGGAGCCATCGGATATAGAGTTGACGCGTTTGATGGGTTGCGATAGCGATATAGCACGGCGCGGGGAGCGCGTCGCAACTGAGGAGCGATACGATGGCTTTTGAGATCAAGAGCGGGGAGCCGGTCCCGGCTCCTAAGGTTGGCGCTGGTGAGAAGTACCCGTTTCAGCAGATGAAGGTTGGTGATCACTTCGACATCCCCGCCATGGCCGGCGTGTCGAACATTCGGGCAGCCGCGTCGTGGGCGGGGACGCGGCACGGGATGAAGTTCACCATTCGCAAGCGTCCTGATGGCTCCCGCGGCTGCTGGCGCATCGCCTAGCCTGCCGGCACTTGCCGCCTACCGCGAATTGTGCCATTGCTTTCAAAGGCCGTGGCACAATTCAGGTAGGATCGCGCCAAGATGCAGTTCCCCATGACGCCGCGTGACCAGTCAACGGTCAGCCTCACGGCATCCGGCACGACTGGCAACGTAGCCCTCGGCGGCAGCGCCACGACCACGCAGGGCGCGCTCCAGACCACGCAGATCATCGTTACCAGCGCAGCCACCACGAACGGGCTGTCGGGCGGCACGGCGGCTGCGGTGGCCTACATCCGCTTCGGCACGAGCGCCAGCGTCGCTGCGACCGCCCCGAATGGCGCGACGCCTGGCTCAATCCCCATTCTTCCCGGCTCTATCCAGACGTTCACGATCCCGACCGGGTATTATACCCACGTCGCGGCGATCTGCCCGAGCACTGGCGCGGCGCTGCTGTTCTTCACGCAGGGATACGGCAATTGACCGAGCTGTGGTGGGAGAGCCTGCGAGTGTCCGACTCGATCGTCAACGGCAGGAACATGTCGGACGATGAGTGGGCAACGATCAGGGTCTACGCCAGAGCGAACACGCGAACGGTAGCGGAGCGCGCCGAGGCGCTGGAGGCGGATATCGCTTGGGGCGCTTGGGTGAACGGGATCGTCCCTTGGCAGGAACACGGGGTCTAGCCCGTGCAGCGGAACCAGCACTTCCGCCGCCGGTTCGTTGCGGTTCGCGGGCCGACTGACGTAACCGCGCCGGTTCTGAGTGCGCCGATCGCGCTCCCGCTCGGGGACACGACCGGGTATCTCGCTGTCATCACCAACGAGGCCAACGGTACCCTGTACTGGGTGCTGACGACATCTGCCACGCCTCCGAGCGCTGCGCAGGTGAAGGCAGGCCAGAACAACACGGGCGCGGCTGCGGCGGCATCGGGGAACCAGGCGGTCACGACGACCGGATATCAGCTCATCACCGCCACGGGGCTCACGAGCAATACGGCCTACTACGCCTACTTCATGCAGGAGGACGCGGTCGGCAACCAGTCCAACGTATCCGCCTCCTCGACGTTCACGACGCTGACGACGGGCACGAGCGACACCAGCTACGACAACCTGATAGCGGCGATGACGGTTGCGCCGAACAACTTCCGCAAGGCCAACATAGCGCAGTGCATTCAGCAGCTCTATGCAGGCGGGGTCTGGGCCAAGACGGACGTGATGTGGGTGATGGCCGCTCACGACGAGCAGGCAGCGCGCCTTAACTGGATCACGCCCGGCTCGTTCACGCTATCGGCAATCAACAGCCCCACGTTTACCACGGATCGTGGCTTCAACGGTGACGGCTCAACGAGTTACCTCGATACGGGTTGGGACCGGGCAACAAACGGTGTGCAGTTCACTCAGAACAACGCGCACGCCAGCGTCTACCAGAGGACGGGAACGGCGCTGACCTTTGGCGCGCCCGCGACGGCGGCGTTCCAGATCAGCGGTGCGGCTGGGACCAACGGCGGTGGTCGCCTGAACAACGGTTCCGGCACTCTCGGCGCGACGGCTGGCGGAACGCTCCCCATCCAGATCATTCTTCGCCGCACCATCAGCACGTCCGCCGAGTGCCTTCGGGATGGCGTGCAGGTGTCGTCCGGCGGTGGAACGACAGGCGCACTCAACACGTCCGATCTGGCATTCCTGCGGACCAGCGGCGGCGGCTACACCACAGCGCAATGCGCGGGCGGCGCGCTCGGTGCGAACCTCGATGATACCCAGGCGCTTGCCCACTACAATGCATGGCATAACTACATGGTCGCAGTAGGGGCCGACACATGACCGAAGTGCTCGTTCTCGAACCGTCGCAGGCCGCGAAGGTCCGTGGCCGCTCCCCCAAGGACGGCGGCTGCGCCCTCGATCCAGTACCGCTCAAGGACGGCCGCTTCTTCCTTGGCCTCGAAGTGCTGGACGACCCCGCCCACGAGGATGTTCGCTTCTTCCTTCGTTCCATGCCCCTTGTGGACCTAGAAAAGCTGCCGCTGTACACCGAGGACGACAAGCGCCCCGATGCTGTCGAGGCCGCATCCTTCAAGACCCGCGCCAAGACGTGGAAGCGCGAAGAGATTGAAGCCTTCCGCGATAACGTCCCCGTCAGGAAGCGATAGGGAATGGCAACCTACACCTACGACAAGGAAAAGGGCGCTCTGTCGGAGAAGCGCGCCGACATCACCGACCTTGACCGCCAGACGCCGCCCGAAGGGGAAGGCCCGGACGTTGTGGCGTTCTGGAAGGCCGAACTTGGCCGCTACGAGATCGAGTTCAGTCCGTGGGTGGACCGCTGCCAGCGCATCATGCGCCGTTACCGCGACGAGCGGGACGAGCTGACGAAGTTCCAGGTTCGCTACAACATCCTCTGGAGCAACATCCAGACGCTTCACCCTGCCATCTTCTCGAAGATGCCGCAGCCGGTGGTCGAGCGGCGCTATCTCGATTCCGATCCGATAGGGCGCATCGCTTCCCAGACCCTTGAGCGCGCCACAGAGACGGACCTCGACGTTGCCGACTTCATGGGTATCGCGGACAAGTCCGTTGACGACTACCTCCTTTGCGCCCGCGGCCAGATGTGGTGCCGCTATGAGCCGGAATACCGCGATTCGATCCAGCTAACCGGCGACCCCGCGGAGCAGGACGAGGTCGAGGAGGCAGAGCCAGAGGAACCCGGCGAGCCAGAGCAGGAAGTCGCCTGGGAAAAGGTCTGCATCGACTACGTGTATTGGGCAGATTTCGCCCACAACCCCGCCCGCTCGTGGCCCGAGGTGTGGTGGGTAGGCCGCCGCGCTTGGCTCTCCCGAGAGGAAGGCGTCGAGCGGTTCGGGGACGTGTTCAAGCGCATTACGCTGAAGCGCCCGGACCACGATGCATCGCCCATTGCGAGCCAGACGCGCGACCGCGCCCCGAAGGCGGAAGTCTGGGAGATATGGGACAAGAACGGCCACGAGGTGTTCTTCATCGCCCCGGACCTTCCCAGCCAGATTCTGCAGCGCGTTCCCGACCCGCTGAAGCTGCAGGGCTTCTTTCCCTGCCCGAAGCCGCTGTATGCCACGCTGACGAACGACAGCCTCGTCCCCGTCCCGGACTACACCCTGTACCAGGACCAGGCGCAGGAGATTGACAGCCTCACCAGCCGCATCAGCCGCATTGCCTCGGCGCTGAAGGTGGTCGGCCTCTATGCCGGCGACATCACGCAGCTCGGCCGCCTTCTGGAGGCCCGCGTCGATAACACGATGATCGCCGTGGATAACTGGGCGGCGTTTGCCGAGAAGGGCGGCGTCGATGGCAGCGTTTCGTTCATGCCCATCAAGGACTTGGCCCAAGTCCTCATCCAGCTCTACGACGCCCGCGAGCGCGCCAAGCGTGATCTGGACGAGGTGACGGGCATCTCGGACATCAGCCGCGGCCAGTCCAGCGGCACGCAGAAGACGGCGACCGAGCAGCGCATCAAGGGCAATTTTGCCTCCCTGCGCCTCGACAGCCGCCGCAAGGAAGTCGCCCGGTTCATGCGGGATGTCGTCGCCATAGTTGGCGAGATCATCGCAGAGCACTTCTCGCCTGAAACCCTGATCCAGATGACGGGAATGCTGCCTGTCGTCCTGGATGAGATACAATCCGCTCTCCCGTCGATGCCCCCGCAGGGCTCCTCACCTAGCGGAATGGCTCCGGGGATGGGCGGGGGGCCGCCCGGTGCTCCTCCCGGCGCGGCTCCCCAACCCGCTCTAGCCCCGCCGCAGCCCGCTGGCCCGCCCGGCATGGCCCCGCCGCAGGGCGGGATGATGGTGCCGCAGCCGCCTCCTCCCGACCCGCAGCAGATCGCGCTGCAGGTGTTCGCCCAGGCTCTCGAACTCCTCAAGAACGACAAGATGCGGACCTTCCGCATCGACATCGAGACGGACAGCACGGTCGAGGCCGATGCCGTCATGGAGAAGGAGGCCGTTGTCGAGTTCATGGGCGCTATGGCCCAGTTCCTCACGGCCGCGCTTCCGATCGGAATGCAGGCCCCGCCGCTGGTCAAGCCATTCGCTCAGTCCATCCAGTACGCGATGCGTCGCTTCCGCATGGGTCGCAGCGTCGAGACGGCATTCGAGGCGGCGTTTACCGAACTGGAGCAGATGGGCAAGGCTCCGCCTGCTCCCGACCCTGCCTTGCAGCTTGAGCAGGAGAAGGGCAAGATCGAGATGGCTACCCTTCAGGCCAGGTCGCAGATGGACCAGCAGCGGCTGGCCGGCGAGGCGCAGAAGATGCAGGGCGACCTCGCAATGCAGCAGCAGCAGCTACAGCTCAAGCAGCAGGAACTGGAACTCGACCGCCAGCGGCTTGAGATGGAAGGCATCGCCATGGCAGAGAAGCACCGAATCGACATGGAGCGGATGCAGATGCAGGCGGCTCTCGCCGCATCGGCCGCCGCCAACAAGCCAGCAGCAGGAGCAGCAGCTTGACGAGAGACGAAATGGCAGCCGCGACGATCCTTCTGGACGAGCGCGCCGACGACGTTGAGAAGGTTGACCGTATTATCGCGCTCATGAGGGCAGCGGCGCGCGATGCTGTGGCTGGGGTCTGCCGTTACCTGAAGGATCACGACGACATGCGGGAAATGGCCGACCGCTTGTGGGAAAAGTTCGGGGCCGCCGAATGAGCCGAGGAGTTTTCGTCTACCGTGATGGGAAATTGGTGCCCAAGTCCGAGGCTGCGCCCCTCTATCTGGCCCCGATGGTAATTAGGGACGGCCAGAACCCCGTAATTCACCCCGCAACCGGCGAAATGGTTGACAGCAAGTCGAAAATGCGGCAGATCACAAAGGACGCGGGCTGTATCGAGATAGGCACGTCGGACTTTCCGAAGCCGCAGCCGCAGAGCGATCGACAGATGCGGGATGCTGTAGGGCGCGCTATCCAGATGGTGAAGGAGGGCTACAAGCCTTCCCTGCGCGTCGTTCCCGGAACCCCGAACGGGGGCGGCTGGCATGAGTGACGTTGACCTCATCTCTGGCACTCCGGTCACTACGCCCGACGTTGCGCCCGCTCCCGCTGAAATCGCTCCGGCCCCCGAAGCCGTAGAGCAGAAGCCCGCTTCGCCCATCGACCCCGTCGAGGCGTCTGTTCGGGCGGCTTTCAAGACCGAATCCGACCGCGCCCGCGATGCTCAGGGCCGGTTTGCACCCAAGACCGAGGCGGCGCAGGAAGTTGCGACCCTCGACAAGAACACCGACCAGGACAGCAAGACGAAGCCTGAAGCGCCGGCATCAGCCCCGACGCCCACTGGCCCGCCGTCGAGCTGGTCGGCTGACGCGAAGGCCACGTGGCCGAACCTCTCTCCCGCCATTCAAGCGGCGGTCCTCAAGAGAGAGGCAGAGGTATCCGATGGCTTCAAGCAGAAGTCCGAAGAGGCCAAGTCTTTCACCCCTGTCCGGGAAATCCTTGACAGCCAGAAGGACCGCTTCGCCCGCCTTGGTGTGGATGCACCTGCCGCGCTCCGGCAGATGTTCACATTCCAGGACATGTTTGAACGCGACCCGGCCAGTCTGATCCGGCACATTGCCCAGACCGCCCGCGTCGATCTCCGACAACTGGCACAGACGCCAACCGCTACGCCGAGCCCCGCCGCAGCGCCGCCACCTGCTCGCCCGCAAGTCGACCCTCTCGCTTACGTTCGCGAAGAGTTCACCCGCCGAGATGCAGCCTCCACGCTCTCGACGTTTGAATCCGACCCGGCCAACAAGCACGCCAAGAACCCGGATGTCCGGAAGGCGATGGCCGGTGCCCTTTCGGCTGGCGCTCCCGACCTCAAGGCCGCTTACGAGCAGGCTATCTGGGCGGTGCCATCGGTGCGGGACGAACTCATTGCGGAACGTGACGCCTCGGCTCGCAAGGCTGCGGCGGACAAGGTGGCAGCGGCGAAAGCTGCCGGCGTCTCTCTCCGTCCGGGCTCCCCGAACGGTGCGAAGCCGGCCAGTCTGGCCCCGCGGCCCCCTGCAGGCGCGAGTGTCGAGGATGCGGTACGGGCAGCGTGGAGCGCTCACGCGGGAGTCGCGCGCTAGCGGGTAGACCTCAGAAAGGGTCACCCTCTTGGCTTATCCGAATCCCGACATCGGTGATGTCGTCGCCACGACGATTGAAAACCGCTCTGGCGACGCAGCCGACAACGTCACTCGTAACAACGCCCTGCTTGCCCGTCTCCGCAAGCGCGGCAACAACAAGGCCCTCCTGACCCTCGATGGTGGCCGCACCATCTGGCAGGAACTCGAGTACGCCCAGAACTCCACTGCCATGTGGTATTCGGGCTATGAGCAGCTCAACATCCAGCCGAGCCAGATTTTCACGGCGGCTGAGTTCCAGATCAGGCAGGCTGCCGTCGCCGTCACGTTCTCGGGTCTCGAAACCCTCCAGAACGCGGGCGAGGAGCAGATCATCCCCTTGATCACCGGCCGCGTGTCGAACGCGGAGCGGACGCTTCAGGACCTCATTGCCGTTGGCATCTACTCGGACGGCACGACCACCAAGGAAATCGGTGGCCTGCAGCAGCTTGTCTCGACCTCGCCCTCCTCGGGCACGGTCGGCGGCATCTCCGCGGTGACGTGGACCTTCTGGCGCAACATCGCCTACTCTGCCGTGACGAACGGCGGCGCGGCTGCGACCTCGGCCAACATCAACCGCTACATGGACGCGGTCTATGCCCAGCTCGTCCGCGGCAACGACCGTCCCGACCTCATCGTCGCCGACAACAACTACTGGATGCTCTACAAGCAGAGCCTTCAGCCGAACCAGATCATCTCCTCCTCGGAGATGGCGGAAGCCGGATTCATGTCGATCAAGTACATGAACTCGGATGTCGTCATGGATGGCGGCTTCCAGGGCTACGGCACCGTCGGTCTGGCGAACGCCTCGGACTACATGGCCAACGGCGGCGCTCCGTCGAACACCATGTACTTCCTCAACACCCGGTACGTTCATTATCGCCCGCATCGTGACCGCAACTTCACCGCCATCCGCGGCGATCGTTGGTCCGTCAACCAGGATGCCACTGTTCGGCTGATGGGTTGGGCCGGCAACATGACCGTCTCGAACCGTCGCCTTCAGGGCGTCCTCTCGGCCTAACGGAGAAACCGAACATGGCAACCACCACCCTCTACGCCACGTCGGGCGCTCTCGGCGTAAACCTCGCGGAAATCTGGTCTGTCGACAGCGGCACCTACTCGGACGGCGACCAGCCCCCGCTTCCGGTCGGCACTCGTGTCACCGCGACGGACGGCTCTGTCTGGGTCAACGTCACTGTTGGCGTCGGCGGCGTCACCGAAACCGGCTACGCGGTCGTCTTCGATGAGACGTTCTCAGCCGTGATGCTGACGACCTCGGTCGATGCCTACGGCGATCAGGTCGGTATCCCGGCCTGCGGCGTCGCAGTGGCGACCGATGTGATCTGGGTCCAGATCGCGGGCGTCTGCCCGGCTATCATGGTCAGCGCCTCGGCGTCGGCCAATGCCGCGCTGTTCGCGACTGCCGATGCGGGCGAACTCAACTCCGGCGGCACGACCTCGCCGTACATCTCGGGCGTGGTTCTCACCACCGCTCGTGGCGGCACCGACGGCACGGCTCCGGGCGTCCTGAACTTCCCGCAGGTCTCGATCTACTCGACCCCGGCCTAAGGAGAACACAATGGCCTTTGGCGACCCCTATACGTCGATCGATCCCAGCACAGGGGTCGCGAGCTATGGTGCCCGGTCCTATGCCCGGTTCTATAGCGACAAGAAACTGATGGTTGCCCAGTCCGAACAGGCTGGGCGGCCCATCTTCGCTCCCGTCGATATGGTGGAGATCATCATTCCCGGCGAGAAGGGCAACATTCCCTGCTACGAAGCGACCATCAAATACCAGATGCAGTTTCCGCAGGAATGGGCGGCTTACAAGGCCGGGAAGGAGCAGGACGTTGCGGGCACTCCGCTGTCGTTCCTGTTCCCGAACGACCCAAGCCTCCAGTACGAACTGGAAAGCCACAAGATCAGGACCATCGAGCAGCTTGCTGCCCTGAGCGATACGGGCGTCGCGGCGATCCCGCGCGGCCTTACGCTGGTCCAGACCGCCCGCGACTACCTTGCCAAGGCGAACAACCGCGAGGACGAGGTGAAGGCCCTCAAGGAGCGCATCGCCGCCCTCGAAGCCGCTACCGTCGCTCCGAAGCGCGGCCCTGGCCGTCCGCCGAAGTCGGCGCAGGCTCCGGCCGAACCGCAGATGGAGGCCGCCTAAATGGCTCTCGCTTCAGACCTTATCGGCGCAAAGATGACGTGGGGGCAGGCTGAACTGCTCGGCTACGTCATCGAGACTACGGCCGGCGTGGGAACCGCGCAGGCGACAGGTGCCATCCTCGGCCCCGAGGCGGTGATGACCCGCGGCACGACTACGGGCGGCGCTACGGCGTTCACCCTGTCGGCCAACATGCCGCTTGCTGTCCCGTACTACTTCACCAACACGTCGGCAACCGCCGCTCTGATCTACCCGCCCACGGGTGGCGCGATCAACGGCGGTTCGACCAATGCGTCCGTGTCTGTTCCCCAGAACATGACGCTGACGATCATCCGGCAGTCCGCCACTGCTTTCATAGTCACGCTGTCGGCTGGTACGTTCTCGTCTATCTCCGTCTCTGGCCTGACCACGACTGATACCCTCGCGGTTGTCTCGACATCGACGTTCGGTGGCGATGCGACCATGACGGGGATCGTAGGCTCTGATGCCTCGCTCGGCGTCACTGGCCTTGCCTCGACGCAGGGCGGCGCTGTTGCCCTCGTCGGCGGCGCTTCCTCGACCTCGGCCAATGCCGGCGGCGCGGTTACCGCTGTCGGCGGTGCCGGTGGCGCAACGGGCGTCGGCGGTGCTGTTACCCTCACGGGTGCGGCCGGCGGCGCTACGTCGGGTGCGGGCGGTGCCGTCACGATGACCGGCGGTGCCGGCACGAACGGTAATGCGGCCGGCGGTGCTGTCACTGCCGTTGGCGGTGCTGGTCAGGGTTCCGCCGCTGGCGGTGCTGTGACCCGCACGGGCGGCGCTGGTGGTGCAACGGGTGCCGGTGGCGCAGGCGCGCTCACGGGCGGCGCTGGTGGTGCTACCTCTGGCACTGGCGGTGCGGTCTCTGTTACCGGCGGCGCTGGTACCAATGGCAACTCTGCCGGTGGCGCTGCTTCCATCGCCGGTGGAGCGGGCCAGGGTACGGCCTCGGGCGGCGCTCTGACTGCAACTGGCGGCGCTTCCGGTGCCGGTGCTACGGGCACGGGTGGTGTTGTCACCATCTCGGGCGGGGCTTCCCTCGCGACGAACGGCAACGGCGGCTCCGTCATCCTGAACGGCGGCGCTCTTGCCGGAACGGGCAAGAAGGGTGCCGTCATCAACCGCGGCACCGTCACCGCCAACCCGCAGGGCGCTCCGACTGCCAAGACCAGCACGTCTGCCATCACGGCGGCGGAACTCGTCACGGGCATCATCACGACCACGGGCGTCACGGCTCCCAGCGTGCATCAGCTTCCCACCGGAACGCTGCTGCTCGCCGAACTGCCGAACTTCGCGGCCGGCGATAGCTTCGACTTCTCGGTCATCAATACGGGAACCGGAGCCTCGGACGACGCCACGATCACGGTCAACACCGACGTGACTATCGTCAGCAATCCGACCATCGGCTCCCTGACCGACGCCACGATCATCTCGGGCTCGGGCCGCTTCCGGGCCCGATACACGGGCGGCGTCACCTGGATCGTGTACCGTCTGTCCTAGGCAATGGCCCTGA